ATACCCAAAATCTTGGGTATAAGGATACCACTCTTGTATTAGGGGTTGCAACTAAAATCCTTACAATTCTTAGTACTCGCGGTAAAACCGAGTGTATTAAGTATTGTAAAGACCTCCGTCTAAAATTTACTAAGATCGTCCTTTCGGTCGATCCTGTGACTTTTAGACGAGGAGATCAGTCATGATTACCTAAGACTTTAGCTCCTATTATCTCTCATATGGAAAACATCAGAAGTTACCCTTTTATTAGGCTAATCTTCTCTGCTCTCTATATTACGAGGATACTTAGGATTGATAATGAAATATCTCTCTCAACTATCGAGAAAGGGCCCGGTTATACCGGTAATCCCTTATCGTTAGATGAGGATATATTTTGTTTCCTTAAAGACTTAGGAGTGAATACTACTACCATTGGGAAAGTCCCTAAAGCTTTACGCTTTAAGGAATTTCATATGAGTTCGAAAAGTGGTCCTAACGGACATGCTCTTTGGACTTCATATATGGATATAATGTCTCTTACTTCTAAACAACAAGATGCTATTAAAGCTACTGCTGGTGAGAAGTTATATGACCTTATAAGTAGGTTCTCCTCTCTATATCTTAGGATTCCACATTTCTTCGATTCTCGATCTACCCGCAAGGGTAATCTAGTGTCTCGGAGATTAGCGAAAATCCAGGATAAAGAAGGAAAAATTCGAGAGGTTGCTATAGGAGATTATTATACTCAGGCGGCTTTACTGCCTTTACATAATTATCTTTCTAGAGTCCTTTCGAAGATTCGACAAGACTGTACATCAGATCAAACCAAACTATTTTATACTCTGGAGAATTCTATTGGGAGTTCTTATCATAGTATCGACCTTAAGGCCTTTACAGATAGATTCCCGATTGTAATTAACCAGCGTATATTATCTATTTGGTTCGGTCCAGAATATGCTGATGCATGAAAAGAATTAATGGTCGGTTCTCCCTATTACTATAAGGGTTACCCTGCCTTTTATAGGACAGGTAACCCTATGGGGATATACTCATCATTTAATTCTACATCATTAGCACACCATTTCCTTGTTTGGAAAGCCTGTAAAAAGGCTAACCTTCGATGGAAGAGGGCCCGTTATATGTTACTAGGTGATGATATCGTTATTGCTAACGATAAATTAGCTAGTGAATATAAGAAGCTTCTGGCTGAGTGGGATATTGAAATTCAATATTCTAAGACACACGAATCACCATACGGTTTCGAATTTGCTAAGCAAATTCGGCTCCATGGTGTTAATGTGTCTCCCTTCCCTTTAGCTGCTCTTTATGAGCGAAGATGTGAAACTATTTCTAGTATTGCTATCATCGTTCAAGAGTTTGACTATAAGCGTTGGAACACTGATTTGATGTCTGACTTAGGGAATTACTTAATCAACGTATTAGGTTGGAATAGGACCAGATGGTCCAAATTCAAACCAACACTTAATTTAGTAATCTCCTTTCTTAAGACTTTACAAGGGAAAGGTCAACTAGGTAAGGCATTATATGCTTACGTAAAGACCATCTTTCCAATAAAGAAAATCATATGACAAAAGAAAGTCAACCAAACACTTTTTGTGCAATGGGTAACTGTCCAAGTCATACAAAAGCTTTATCTAAAGTCTAGGGAAAGGATTGTCAGTGACAAAACAAAAGGTAGCTTGGGTGACCTAGCTACTGAGATGGTTTGTCACATAACATCCCTAAGGGACGGTGGAACGGATTGCTTCGATTTAATCGAGTCAGTCCCATTCCTACAGGTATACGGGAGAGCTGAAGAGATTTATCTCAAGAGCTATGACTCCCTCTACGATTACGGTATGGGAACTCAACCTAATAAGTTGAGAGACCTTATCGGAAAAGTAGATATACCTCTCTCTGACGAAGGATTCTATGTACGTCATCGTGATGTACTTATTGTCCAAAGTATGAGAGCTTCCCGGATCATAACTGAGATTTTGAAAACAACCAAAGAAGTAAGTGCTTACAATGGCAAGCTTAAATTTGAGCTTCCTTGAAGTGCTTATATCAAAACCTAGTCATTAGTGCCTAGGGGT